TGTGTGTTGCCTGTTACTGTTATATTTCCGTTGACTGTGGCATTGGAATATATGTCAATAATGCCTGTGCCGTTAGGATTTAATTCAATACCACCATTGACTGCGTAATTTTTAATTATGTTGTCTTTGAAATCTAAATCCCCGGCACGCATGTTGTCAAATGTAACTAATGGATTGACTTGATTTGGGCTTACGATAATTGTGCTTGATATATCTGTGGAAAATATATTGGTTGTGGCTGTGATTGTGGCAATGTCTGCACTGGTTGTACTAATTAAATTTGTACTGTGTGTGATGCCATCAATTTCAACTCGTCGATTTGCTGGTTGTTTATTAACACCAATTCTGTTGTTGGTTACATCAAGATATAATAAGTCATCATCAGCACCGTAGTTGCGAAATGTGAGATCAACGCCTAGCCTATTTAGGTTTGCATCTAGTAGAGGACCACTGATACGACCCAACTGTGACATGATTAGTTTCCGTAACCGTAAAACACAGTTACATAAATTGGATCACCAGTTCCACCTGTTGCAGGTACTGCTGTGGCAAATTGAACGTAGTATTCATCGTTGGTATATGTACCAGGACCTGATGCGCTGAGCGGGGTGTAGTTTACACTGACAAATGCGCCAGCTTGTCTTTTTACCACGGTGTAGTTTATCGTTGCACCAATTTGTATAACATTGTCGACTAATACCATTAAATTATAATCACTGTTTGTGTATGATGTGCGATAGTCTACATTGGCACTCAATGGGCCAAATGTTGTTTCGGTGCCATTGGCAGCAAATCTGCTAACTTGGATGGCAGATGCTCCTGCTTTTTTAACAACTTCCCATATTCCGTCAATGTATGCTTCAATGCTGTTAGTTGATGTATTATATCTAATATACCCGTTGGGGCCGTTAGGTGTACGAACATTGCTGAGCTTAGGTCTTTGATCTGTAGTGCCTTTTGGCAATCGTAAACCGCCGGTAATGTCCATAACAGCACGACCACCATTATTTGTGTGCGTTGCCAAATCTCTGTTGTCGTAGATCATTAGCGCATCATCGGATGCACTATAACTAGACAGAGTTTTTTGTTTTAAGAATCTCATACTGGTAATGTGCTGACTGTAACGTTTAATAAATTAGTAACTGGACTGGCTGCATTGCTCATTTGATATCCAACTGCAATATAGTCTGTATTGGCTAAAACAAATTTTTCATCGTTAAAAAATACAGTTTCTCCTGCTGGAACTGTTAGTTGTTTAACCACTAAAGATTTTGCAGTACCTCCAGTTATTGTGTTGTTGTCACTACCGCCGCTTGGAGAAACAATATAGATATTGATGTCAACTGATTCACTAGTTTCGTCAGTTAAACTTATTGTTCCAGTATTGCATATTGCTATACAGGTTACTGCATTATTTCCACTACTTGTGTATACAGTAGTAGGAGTTGTCATTGTAGTACCCTCAACTATTTTTCCTATAACGGCCATTTTTAATCCTTAAAATAACATGCTAAACAGCAATGCTCTGTTTTTACTTACCAATTCGTCTCTAGTATTTTCTGTGTTAACAAAATAAAGTCCTGACCTACCAGTACTTTCTGCTCTAGAATATATTACATGACTACCAGATACCAAGCCTGGACTACCCACATCATTGTTTATCTGTAATGTTGTATTGATCTCAACTTTTCCAGTTCCAAAAGGAGTAAGTTTTATGTTATCATTTCCAGAACCTACCGTTAAAATTTCTGTTTGGTCAAATTCTAATCTTTGCAATTGTACTCGATCTGCATAAATGTTTGCAGCCAATACTCCGTCTACAAAGAATCCAACTGTGCTTGCAGTAGTTGGATATCCTGTTTGGGTTCCATAGTATGTTAGACTTCCGCCTGTACTAGAATTATTTGGTGTAATATCTTTATCTGCAATAATAACACGAGTATCCTGACTCTGCGGAGCACGAATTTGAAATGTTGGATTATTCAAGATAGAAAAGTCAACATAATCTTTGTTTGGAATATCGTCGTTGTCAGTTACCTGTAATCGATAATTTGTTGTACCTGCTACTTTAACAACACCTGTACCTGTACCAATAAGAGTAAGGTCACCGCTGTCTGTTGATGAATCAGTTAAAATTCTTCTAATTTTTAAATTACTATCAGCAAATCCGTATGCTGTTTCCGACGATCCGGTAACAATTTGCCAATAGCCGGACGCAGAAGCAGGATCTTCATCTGTGGCGAATCCTGGATCTGTTTCATTCCACACAAAAGCTGCTCGAGGAACTGCTGTAGAATCCACATATGTACCTCGATCGATTTCAATGCCTGAATATGTGAGGCTGACTCCGGGACCGTTTTCTCCATCATTGAGGGTAATTATTCTATCTGAAATTTCTAAATTGGTAGTAGAAACAGAAGTAACATCACCTTGAACTGTTAGATTGCCGGTTATAATAGTGTCGCCAGATGTTCCGGTATCTAACTTAATAGTACCGCCATCTTTAACTTTAATATTATAATCGCCGTTGACGCGGAAAAACTGTCCCATTGCTGATTCCTAAATTATAAAGGATATAGTGTAAGTTGATCGCCTGTACTGTCCTGAAAGTTTTCTAACTTCCATGTGTACCGAGCTCCGGCAAAATCAATAGCAATGCGTTTTGACAATGATCTAATGAATACTTCACTAGCATCTGCACCACCATTTAAATAACCTTTAATTGCTATTTCTCCGTATGCGTTAGGTGCATCAGCAGTTGTAGTTCCGGTCATGTAGGCAGTAGTGGTTCCAATGTTGCCAATTTGAGCAACTACAAAAGTTCTTCTTCCTCGTTGCTTAATAATAACTCCGTCGGTTCTTGAACTGGCATCATAGAATGTAACTCTAATACCAGAATTGCCGTTATATGTACCTACAACATCGGTACCGAATGCATCTTTTCTTAATGGACGTCCCATTTGTTTCTCCTTAAATATGACGTTCTAGGTCTACGCAGAGGGATTCTGCATAAATCTTCTTGACTGTTTATTTATCCGCGACTCAGCATAGCCATCAGTTCCATTTTTTCTACTGTATCTATTATTTTATTGATAGCATCTATTTCCTGTTGTGCTTTTTCTAAGTGACTTCTATTTTTGGTCTGCCTATGTAACACCATTATTTTACTGTGTTCTTGTATGTGCTGATTGATCATTTTTTCGATGAGTTGTACATCGTGTGTAAACATAGGGAAGCGTTTGCGCCATCCGGTAAACTGAGCGCGAAGTTGTTCGAAGTCTTTGTCTGATTCTATTTTCACTTGCTATTTAAGTCAAACAAAAAGGCTCCGAAGAGCCTTTTTGGATTTGCGTAATACGCCTGCTGATTAAGCGAAACGTAGGTTAGCGGAAGTTACTGCAACTTTAGCTAGGTAGTCAGCTGCGTTACCTAGAGAAGAAGCTGTATTTGTCAACTCAACATAACCATATCGTGTCATGAATGATACGACTGGTTCGAAAGTTGCTGGGTCAAGAACAACACCGCTGCTCATCAATGGAATGTATGGGCAGTAGAATGCTGGAGCATCAGACTCGCTAGAACCTTTGTAACCGATAAGAACATCATCAGATGTAGCATAACCGTTAACATAAACTTTCATTGCGCTGTTCAATGTACCAACAAACTTGGTGTTTGTAGGAGCTTCGAATGTACCTTCTGTTGTTCTTGCGAACGCAGAAGTTGTTGCGCTTTGTAGCAATGTCAATACTGTTGGAGATACAACAGCGTAGTTACCAGCACCACGACGTGTACGCTGAGCGATCAAGTTAGCTGCACGATTGATTTGAACAGCTAGAGCAGCGTGTTCATCACCAACGAATGTAGCAGTACCAGAAACAGCAGCTTGGTCATAAGTTAAAACTGTACCAGCTAGGCTGTTCAAAGAAGCAATAACTTCTTGGTCGATTTCAGCTGTAATTTCTTGTGCTAGAGCAGCCATGATTTCTGCTTCGATGTCAATGCCTTGTTGGGCTTGTGCATCTTGAGCAGCTTCAAACGTCCAACGAGCTGACAACTTGCGTGTCTTAGCTTCGACGGTTTGTTTCAAGATTTGGATGCTCATTCTGTTACCAGCTACACCTTCAAGAGCGGCTGTAGAAGCAGCTTTATCAGAAGCAGCACCAGAATAGCCTTCAGCAATCTTGAATGGGCTTAGTGCTTCATCACCAGCTGTTACATCAGTACCTGATGTGCTGTTGAATGTGTCAGCGTAACGCACACGCAATGTGTGAATTTGACCAACTGGGCCAGTCATAGGCTGGACACCTACCAACTCGTTAGCGATAACGGTTGGCATTACACGTCTGATGACGGGTAGAATAACACGGTTAAGTGTTGCAACGTTGCCAGCGGAAGTAGCTCCAGCAGTAGCACTTTCTGCGAGATACTTGCGGGTATTCTCTAGAGTAGTTGCCATTACTGAACGCTTGTTACCTTGTAGACCTTCTAATAGGGCCTCTTTGGTCTCCGACCAGCGTGACTCGAGTAATTGTGACATAGTAGTTCTCCTTAAACTTTTAGTCCCGCAAGCCTGCGGATGTCAAAAATTTCAGCAGTTTTTTCTTCACTGCTAAATTGTTGTGCCTGTTTCTTATCGCCTGTAATTTCTTTGCCTTCGGTCAACGCTTTCTTAACTGGAGTATTACCGCCGTTCATTACTGAAGGAATATACTTGTCATAAGCATTTCTTAATTTGTCTGTTTGAACTGATTCTAACAGTTCACGCATAACTACTTTCTTGTCGCCGGATAATGGGTTTAGCAATTCGCTCATAACTTCTTTGCGTGCCATTGTGTCCTTTGCCATGCGTAATTGTGCATCACGACTTTCTACTAACTTTTGTGTATCTGCAACGATCTTTGCTGCTTCTTCTAATTCTTGTTCTCTTTGAACAAGCACTTTTAGAAGTTTAGCTGTCTCTGATTTCTCATTAAGATGGCTAGCTGCATACTCGCTTGCAAAACTTTCGAATATTCTGCGACCAAAATCATTTCTGCGGGCTGCTTCAATGTCTTCTTTCAATTGTTTCATTTCAGACTTCAGTCCTTTAGAGACTGTTTCTTCGATGATTTGACTTGAACGAGCAATGAATTCTTTCTTGATAGCTTCAAACTTAGCTTTGCTTTCGCGAACCAATTTAACTTTGGTTTCAGCTAGGTCTTTCTTATCGCTGTGGAATTCTGCGATTTCTTTCGCCAGTGCGTCCACAATAAAGGATTCTAATTGACTAACATTTCCTGCTACCTTTGAACGGTCTTCGTGTAGTTCGCCGATCTCTTTACGCAGATTATTCATGATAAAAGATTCCATTGTGGCGGAATCTTGATTCATTTTTTCTGCATAACGAGCTCTTGCTTCAATAAGTCCCTGACGGTCTTCGGCTAGTTCACCTAATTCAGCTGACAAGCGGTCAGCTAACATAGATTCAACAGCTTCTACCAATGAGGATTTATCGTGCTCATATTTCTGAGCAAATTCTTCACGTAGCATTGCAGTGACTTGTTCACGGTTTTCTTCGATTCTGCCTTGCCAGGCAGACTCAATTTCCGATTTCATATCTTCGGAAATCACATTGTCTTCAAACAATTTTTTAACGAAATCTAGCATGTGATTCTCCTACTGTTATTTGAGACCCTTGATGATCTTCACCAAGCTCTCTGCTATGTATTTCTGTGCCTTTGGGTCGCCTTGAACTTCTCTTGATATGTTTAATGCCTTGTTTCCACCTAATGTATTCATTAAATGTTCGTATACTGGAGTTGGGTATGCTCCCGGGGCGCTGGGTTGTGCTACAACATCCACTGTGATAATTTCAAAACCTTGTACGTTCCCGGATCCATCTACTTCACCAGAACCTCTGCTTGAAACTCCCAACTTGACTCCTGCTTCCAACATGGACTGAATTAACTGCCCCATTGGAGTTGGGAGTATTTTTAGTTTTCCGTAGCCGTTAGGACCATCCATCCACATCTTGGTAATCATATGACTAACTCGATCTAGATTGATTTTTAAATCCTGTGGGTGATCAACTTCTCCTAGTACGGAGTATCCGCCAGAGATTTGTTCGTTAAGCGTTTTGACAGCCTTGCCAATCTCTTGCGAAGAATATATACGTTGATTTGCATTACGGATATCACCCTGAATGCAAATCCCGTTTAGATGCAGTGACTTCTTGCCACCGACATCCTCGCTCTCCAATACAATCTTGGCCTGGTCGAAACTCAAATGTTCACTAAGAGTATGCTTCACCTTGTCGTCCTATTACCTACGACCACGGAAAAGACCTGCGGCGCCTTTGTCTGCAGATTCTTTAGAACCAGCTTTCTCGGCACCGTGTCCTGGTTCTTTAGTAGAGAATGCATTACCATTCTTAGCACCAGGAGTATTTACATTACCACCGTCTTGTAACTGTGGCTTACCTTTTGATAGGCCTGAACCTTTTAGGTCACCGGACATACCTTGTTGGCCAGCATCGCTGCCGTTCTTGCCGCCTAGGATGTTGGCTGCTGTGCCGCCCATGTCGTTCTTGCTGAACTTTAGACCACCTGCAGAACCGTCAGCTTTTTCGCCTTGGCCTTTCTTTTCTGCGCCGTGACCTGCTGGAACTTTCTCAACATATTCACGAACTGTTGCTAGATCAAAACCGTCTTTCATTTCTTCTTCGTCACCGCCCATGTCGTCACCGCCCATGTCGTCACCGTTCATTGCATCAAACTTAGCTTGTAGTTCGTCAACAATAGCGTCTAGATCTTGAAATAGTTCTTCTGGGGCTTTGTCAGCAAATTCGTCATTGCCTTCTTCGTCTGGACCCATTTCACCGGCTAGATCATCAGTTGGGTCTCCACCCATATCTGGCATTTCGTCATCACCTTCGTAGGCAATGTCTTCAAAGTTTTCTTCTAGGTCGTCTTCACCTTCTTCTTTTTCTTCTTCAGAAGCTTCGTCGACTTCTTCTTCCTCTTCGTCGTCCATTTCAGCTTCGATTAGTTGCTCATAGATTTCGCGAGATTTAGCTACCACATACTCGTGGAATAGTTCTTCTGCTTTTTGTTTGTCGTCGTTGACCAGATGTCCAAGCATCTGCTCAAGAATATTTTTATCTGCCATAGCGTATTCTCCTTGATTGTTAGGCTGTAAGTTATTTACTACGCATTTAAAAAAATGGTGTTAAATGATAGTTTTTTGATGATTTTCGGTAGTATAAGTACTACCCTTGAACTTTTGTTCAAAGTTGTCGTAGGTGATGTGCTGAAGGTTGGGAATGCCTTGTAGCTTGTCTGGAACAAATTGTCCTGGCTCCATCACTCTAAAGAAGTTTATATTCTTGAATTCTTTAACAGTTTTTTCTGTTTGGCTCAACCAGTTGCCAAAGAATGTTGCAGCGTCATTACTCTTTTTGTAGTTAAAAGTATCTGCATACACATTATTAAACTTGCCTTCTAGCCCTTGATAGTCAAATCCAAAGATGTAAATTTGTGAATATGCTTGTTGACAGGCAAACCATAATGCTGTAGGGCCGCTACTCCAACCCTTGTGCGGGCTAAAGAAGTTTACATGGCTCTTGCTGGTAATGCCTTTGTTGGGGTTTGTCCAAACTTGATGATCTTTATGGTAGCCTGCGGCAATAATTTCATTGACCATTTTGGTATCAACAGCAATTAAATAATCGGGTTCAAACTCTCTGTATAGGGCATTGCACCCATAGACAGTTCCACGATTTTTTATTTCGTTTAGGTTTAGGTTTTTTCTGCTTGTTCCGTTGCCTAATACAAAGGCAACATTATGCGGCTGGTTGTTCTGCTTCAACTTTTGTACCATACATCTGTTTAATAAAACCGCGCTCGGACTCTGTTTCAAACTCATGCGCTTCGGTTTGATGTCTTAGCTGGTTGATTTGACGAAGTGTAAGTTTGATCTTACGAGTATCGTCCTTTTCTAATACAGATTTGTCGCGAGAGGCATCATAGCGACGATCATTGGCAAAATCGTTGTGATTGTCATTAAAATAAAAAAACTCTCTTAAAAGCATATCTGTATTTATATCTTTAGACTGCTGGAGCGGGTGCAGGTGCAGCCTCTCCTTCTGCAGGTACTGCGCCAGCTTCTGCTGCTGCGGCCATGCCTGGATCAGCATCAGGCTCTTGAGCTTCAGCACCCATGCCGCCCGGTGTAATGCCTACTGAGCGCATAGCTCCTGGAGCATCCATAGGAGCAGCTAGGTTGTCGCCTTGCTCTTCTCTCCATAGGCGTTCGTTTTCTTTGATCTCTTCTTCTGTGAGTCCTAAGAAACGCTTGAGTGCAAAACGCTTGCTCAGGTGTGGCAATTCTTGCAGTGTGGCAAATGTAGCTGCACGGGCAGTATCCATTTCTGCTTGACGATAAGCGGCAAAGTTTTGAGGAGTGTTAAACTTCAACTCAAACAAACTTGAGTCAATATTGATACCTTGATTCTGTAACCAAAGTTTAAATTCTAAGTCAAATGTTTCTACAATGTTGCTTTGTAATCGTTTGCAGTATTCGTTAAAACGCAGTTCTTGGATATATGCAGTACCAACTTTTCCGTCTGCAATAGTGTTGGCTGCTTCATCAATGCCTGTTGGCAAATAGGCTGCTGGTATTCTTAGCGCACGGAATAGCTTGTTGGTAAAATAACGCAAGTCTGTAATTTCACCTAGATTAGTTCCGCCTGGTAAAGTTTCAACTTTTGATCCACGACCTTCTGCTGTCTGCGGAAAGAAGTAGTCTTCCGATACAGATAACGGATTGTAGCTAGCATCAACCATGTTTTGCCCGCCACCAGTTGAGCTAGGAATACGGCGTTGATGGATTTCATTTTTAACACGCTCAACGAACGCCATGGCCATGTGTGCTGGCATGTTACCTACATCCACATAGAATATTCTACGCTCAGGAGCTCGTTGTATACGATAGATAATGATCGCATCTTCAAGCAATTCTTTCTGTTTGTAGACTTTAAACACACTTTCTAACAAGCTGTTGCCAAATGGATAGTTGTTGTCTAGGCCTTCGCTTAATGAAATATGTACAACATTTTTAGCATCAATCGTGACTTCATTAGTTTGATTATGAAATCTTGTACCCGGAGGTTGTGCTGCTCCACCAACCATTCCTCTACCTTGACTGCCGCCACTTGTGTAAGAACTAGTGCCGCTAGGTGCTGTGTTAGTTGTACCGTGTGGAGTTACTGCTACTAAGTTCTTGAAATTAAAGTTAATATCACGGATAACATACTGTTCAGGAATTTTACCTTCACTTTCGTTTACAATAATTTTTGTAACCTTGGCTGCATCAACATACAACCACTTCTGTGTTTCTGGATCTCTAACAAAGAAACAGTCACCGTATTTGAATGTGTTACGAATAATACGGAAGATGCGTGTTTCGAACTGCTGTTGTTTGGTCCACTTCTGTAGGCTTTCTTTGATCAGCTTTACTTCGGTTGCTGTTGGTTGTCCACGAAAGAATGTGTTAAACGGTGTAGCGTTTTCTTTGTCTTTCTGTGTGCAAAATTCTGTAAGGATATCCAAGGCAGCATTCACTTCTGAATCCATATCCATTGTGTCATATTGCATATAACGCTCGACACGATTCGGACTGCCAGCATAGACATCAGGTAGGAACGAACTGTAGTTTGCTCGTGCAGGACCTGGGCGACCGCCATTGCCCATTGGGCTCATAGACTTTCTATTGTCAAGATCTACAGGAGTAAAGTATTTTTTCCAGCTCATTTATAGTTCCATTTTTTTAAGCAAACAAGTCGCCGCTTAGGCTGCTTTGTACACTTAATTGTTTTTCGTTTAAGTCTGCTGTTCTCTTGCTAATTGCAATTAATTCAGCTAGTGCTGTATTTAAGTCAGATGACCCGGATAGCGCACCTTCTTGGCTTGAAGGTCCAGTCATTGCCATAGCTTCTTCTTGTTTGAGTTTTTCTCTATATTCGGCTTGCTGTTTTTCCAATTCGGCTTTTTCTGCTGCGGCTTTTTCGGCTTGAGCGATTATTTCAGATTTAGGAGTTTCAAAAGAAGTAGAAGGGCTCATATTCTTGGCCATTGCCACAAATGACTTACTTGCATCTGTATCAAACATTCCTCTTGTTTTAACTATTTCTTCACCAGGACTTAGACTGTCTTTAGCAGGTACTTGCCCTAATGGAGTCTTTATCTGTATTCCGCTAGACATAACAGATTGAAATGGTTTAATTCCTTTATTGATCAATTCTTGGAATGCCATCGTAGTAGGAGTAATGCCGTCTCTAATTAGACTCTGTAGAGTTTCTTCACGCTTAGGTTCAGCTGCTGTTGCTGGAGTTTGTGTTTTGTCAGTTCTTCTTGGATCATTTGCGGCTGCGTCTGTTCTAGCTTTGGCAGCATCTTCGGGTTTAGGAACGCTTGCCATTGCACTCGGTGGTGCGGTAGTTCTACCTTCACCTCCTTTGGCCATTGCTGTCATATCAGTACCAAACAGTTTAACTCCTTTCTTTTCTTTCTTTGCAAAGTACTCTTCTGGATCTGTTAGGGTAACACCTTTACCTCCTTGTGATTCGGAAATCATTAGTTTGCCAGTCTTAGGATCTTTAACTGTTTGAGTAATGTGATCAATACCTTTGTGACGACCAGCGTCCCAACCTTTTTCGCCGTTGTCTTCACCAATCAACATACCTTCTTTAAGATTGGCTCTAATATTTTTACTACCTTCAAGCATACCGCCACCAGCTGCTGATACATTTTTAATAATGTCGGCAGCACTGCCTTGGAATGCTTTCTTGGCTTCTTTACCATAGATTTCTTTACCAGCTTCCTTGTTGATAGAATTCATCATGTTGGTATTAATATTAGCAATCCAACCCGAACAGTCAATAGCTCCTGTCTTAAGATCTTTAGATCCAAATCCGTACTTGATACCTTTGTTCATGGCATCTTGTGTCTGTTGATATAGATTTCCAACTCCTTCAGTAACAGCAGCTTTATCAACTGTTGGGGTAGCTATTGCAGTTGATGTTGCAGTTGTTGTTCCTGCGCTAGGAGGAGAACCTGTTGCAACTGCACCTGGATCTTTACCTTGTTTTGCCAACGCCATTCTTTCTTTGGCTTTGTTAACTGTGTCATCTGCTGCTTCATTTGCTTTGGTAGTTTTACTCAGTCTCTCTTCAGCAGCCTTTATTCTTTCCGCAGCGGCTTTGCGTTCCATATCGTTAGTAGCTTTTCCACTCTGTTCAACTGCTTTTGCCATCTCTTGGCTGGCTAGGGCAAGATCACTACGAGCCTTTTCTTTATCGTCAAGTGCTTTAGCTTCTTGTGTTAATGCTGATTTTTGCTGATTAGCAAAAGTCTTAAGCATCTGAATAGGGTCACTCTTATCTACAGTAACACCTTTGGCTTCTTCTGCTGCGGCTTTTTCTCTTTCTTCTTTTTTATCAATTGCGCTAAGTTCAGCATTTTCTTTATTCTTAATTGCATCTTGCTCGCGTCTTGATTTACGAGCTTCCCTGTCTTCGGCTCGTTTAGCTGCTTTAGCTTTATCAGCATTTTCTTGATTCATTGCAGCATCTTTAGCTGCTTTTTCATCTGCAAGTTTTTTGGCTTCAGCATCTGCCTCTGCTTGAAGATTTGCTTTCCTTCTTGCAGCCATGTCTTGTTCTAACTTTGCTCGTTCGTCTTCGTTGGCTTTTAATTCTTTTCCAACTTCTTCTATTTCTTTCTTGAAACTTACTCCTGGAATTAAATCTAATATTTTAAAAATTGTCATTTTGTAATATAACAATGTAGTTTCAATCATACTCTTTGCCCACTTAAAGGCATCACCAAGTATTGATAAATCTCCGCCCATTTTCTTGAAGCCATATGCTAACAAGCCAACCGCGGTGACAACCGCAAGAATAGGAAGATTCATTAATAAGAATCCAGCAGTTGTTAGCAATAACTGTGCCGCCAATTTTAATAGACCGAGTGCGCCCGATGCTAATCCCATTACAAAACTACCAAGAGGAGCCAAACTAGCTAATACTCCTGCACCCCATGCAACCAGTTTAGCAACTAGCACTGTACCCATCAATACGCCAAATCCTATTAAAACTTCATGTAAGTTGTCTTCAATAAAGTCGCTGATAGTATATAATGTTTCTTCAAAGGATCCAAGTCCATCTACTGTGTCGTTGGCAATACCCAAGAAATCAAACAATGATCCTACCACATTACTTACAATACTGAATGCCTGTTTGAAGATCGGTACTAACGCATCACGCACAAAAATTCCTAAGATATTGAATCCGGGAACTATTGTAGACTGCATAAAATCACCTAAGGCTTTAAATGCAGGCAACAACAAATTAGTCACTACTGGAATTATTGCTGACAATATCTGTGCAAAAATATTAAATGCTGGAACAATAACCTGTTGCACAAATGTTGCCAGTGTTTCAAATGACTTCATCAACATGTCAAGCATTGCGGGATTAGCCAATGCCTGTTGAAATGTATTGCTGAATTCTGCAAGTCGCTGTTTGGCTTTAGTTAAATTTTCTGCAAGGTTAGCTTTATCTGTAGCTTTACTTTGCTCTCCCATAGCTTTGCTTAAGCCATCAATTTCCATTGCAGCAAGATTTGCGGCACCAACATAAGCTTCTCCTGATTCTTTATCATACATACCTCGAGCTTTGTTTCTCATAACACTATCTTTGGCTTCTTTGATAGCATTATTTCTAGCCGAGTTCATTTGGTCAGCATTGATTTTTCCGCCGGCTTGCATGGTTCGGCCAAACTGCATGGTCTGTTCAGCAACTCCAGGCAACATACTTTGTAATTTGATAGCTTCTTCACTGGTAACATTACCAGTGGCAATCATGTCTTTGATTGCCGCCTGCTGTTCTTTTGGAAAGCTGGTGATGTAATTCATCATTTGCTTTTGTGACTCAGCATCCATACCCGCCATGGCTGCTCGAACTTGTGCATCTTTCATTAATGCATCTTGTTCTGCTTGTTTAGCTTCTCTAGTTTGTCCAGTAATTTTTGCCAGACCGTCTAGTTCTTTTAGATAACTGCCAGATGCTGCGGCAATTTGACTAGTAGTCATTCCACTTAAAGCACCAGTCTTTCCTAGTATTCCAATGTACTTGGCCATGCCGCCGTTGATTTGTTCGGTGGTAAATCCCAGTCTTTGTAGTTCAGCACCAGCACCACTACCTTGCAGTTCTTTAGCCAGTCCAGCAAATTGTTTTGCTCCCGCTTCAGTAGTTCCCCCAAGATAGATTAAATTTTCTGCATTTGATTTTATCAATCCAGCAAACTGATCTAGTGTCATGCCGGCACCACCGGCTGCTGTTGACATTGCTTGAACACTACCGCCAAATGTTGCACCTACACTGGCTGCTGTTTGATAACTTGCTACAGACTTTTCAACAGCTCCGGCTACTGCGCCAAATACTCCACTGAGCGCACCACCAACACCGGGTATCATACTTAAGGCGCTGGCTGCACTTTCAGTGCTATCGCCAACTTTGGACATTCTTTCTAATGTGTCAGCAAACTTGGCTCCTAGATCTAATGTATTTTTACCTAGACTAATAACAGCACCAGCGGCTGCGCCGGCGCCTGCGGCAAGCCCAGACATTGCAAATGTTGCCAAGTGAGCTGATTGCCCTACTAGTTTAAAGCCGGTCCCTGCTACTTTAGCAGCGCCCCCCATTCCTTTGTATGAGTTTGCAGTTTCCTTAATTCGTTTGCCTAATCCATTTTGATCTTCTGCACCTTTACCTCCACTTCCACCGCCTCCACCCCCACCTTGATTTGATCCGGGCTTTCCTTTGGCTTGTTGCTGTACAGCCTTCTGGGTACCTTGCATAACTTTAAGTATTTCCTGCAAGGTGGCTTCCGTGGCGGCATTCTTGGCTTCTATTAAACCAATGCCCGGAATGTCAATTTCTACTTTTTCTGCCATTTTAATTTTTTCCCAGAAAACTGCGCATATAAATACTATGTCATACAGTGACGATATTGTATTTATTGGAGATAAAAATCGTGGATCAAAACAATCAAGCAAAAAAGCATAACCCATTAAGTCAATGGTTTAGACAGCCTAAAATTTTTGTAAAGTTGCCTTCACAGGGCGAGTACTACCCTGCAGGCGCATTGGACAAGAGTACCACAGGCGAATATGCAGTTTATGCTATGACTGCCAAAGATGAGCTGATGTTTAAAACTCCTGACGCATTGCTATCAGGTCAAAGTACCGTTGAAGTTATTAAAAGCTGTATTCCCGCAATCCAAGATCCATGGCATATGCCCAGTCTAGACATCGATGCTGCGCTGATTGCTGTGCGTATTGCTACCTACGGTGAAAACATGGGAGTTGAAGCTAACTGCCCACATTGTGAACACCTTAACGAATATGATATCGATTTAGTTAAATGGTTAGACACTATCAACAACTGGCAGTTTAAACCAGAAGTGGATATTGCTCCGTTAACCATACATGTTCGCCCATACACTTATAAAGAACTTAGTCAAACTAGTTTAAAAACTCTTGAACATCAGCGCATCTTTAATGTGATCAATAATGAAGAAATGAGCGACGAAGATAAAATTGAACGCTTTGGCAAGAGTTTTATTAAACTTACAGAACTCACTGTTGATATCATTGCAGGTTGTGTAGCCATGATATCAACACCTGACGGTGATGTTACTGATCAGGAACAGATTCAAGAGTTTATTCGTAACTCTCCAAAAGATGTGTTCGATAAAATTTCTGAACATATCAATGATATGAAAAAGAATATCGAGTTGCCTGTGCAACATGTAAGTTGTAATGAGTGTACTAAAGAATTTGACATGCCAGTTACAATGGATCAATCAAATTTTTTCGCAGTAAGATCCTGAGCCTCTCGGTACCAGAGATCGTAGAGTACTCTAAACGATTAGATAAAGAAAGCCGAGACATAAAGAAAGAAGCACTTAAGATGTGTTGGTATATGCGCGGTATGAGTTACGCAGAATCAATGCATCTTAGCTTTGAAGAACGCAGTATTATCGGTGATATTATAAAAGAAAACTTAGAAACTACCAAGAAAACAAACTTGCCGTTCTTTTAAAGTTTCTGTATTTGATTTAACAAGTCTCTTGCTAGGTCAGTTTGCTGTTGGGTTAACACAGATACATCCCCTTTTATCACAGCTTGTATAATTCCTTCAGCATCTCTTATCTGATACTTTTCAAGAGTTATTGTTGGCTTGTTTGATTTTTCACTGTCTGAAGAAGGCTTACTGGTACCACCGCCTTTACCCCATTGACTAGGAGTAAAGGCTTTATCAACAGTGTCGCTTGCTTTGTCAAATCCTGATGAAAATGCTTTAGCAGGATTTAAACTAATTTCTTTAAATCTCATGTTCTTTTTCTAAACAAGCTAAAACCTTCAGCCATCATAGGTTGTCTACGAACAATACTGTCAGAAGTTACACCCATAATTCTTTCACGATCGGCATCAATCTCAGCTTGCGTCTGCGCTGGTGCGGCTTGTTTTGTTTTTGCTGCATTAGCATCTCTTCTTTTTACAGCTCTAGGATCTTGACTCAGTTGGCCTTTTACTCTGCCACCTGTTTTCTTTGGAGCTGCTGCCGGTGCCGGTGCTGCTGCAGGTTCAGCTGCTGGCGCTTCCGGTGCTGCCGGTGCCGCAGTTGGTTCAGCTGCTGGCGCTTCCGGTGCTGCTGCTGCCGGTGCTGCTGCTGCCGGTGCTGCTGCTGCTGGTGCTGCTGCTGCTGGTGCTGCTGCTGCTGGTGCTGCCATTGATTTTTGTAACAACTGTAAAATTCTCTGCTTGCCTTTCTTGTCTAGCTTGTCAATATTAGCTTTAACTTGAGCATACATTGTTTGACCGGCGGCTGAGGGATCTTGTCCTGCGGTAGCTGCTGCTGTTTTGTCTGCTGCCACTTTAGCTTGACCTTGCAATGGCTTTGCGGCTGCTGTGCCTGGTGGTCCTGCTTTATTTACATCGCCTGCTGCTGGTTGTGCAGTTGGACCGCCTACTGGTGCTCCTGCTGGTGCTGCTGCGCCTGCCGCTGGTGCTCCTGCTGGTGCTGCCGCAGTTGGTTCAGCTGCTGGTGCTGCCGCTGCTGGTGCTGCTGTTTCAGGTTCGTCATCGCCTGCTCTACCAACTGCTGCTTTGCCTGCATCCCAACCTTTCTTCATAGCTGTTCCGGCGCCTGCAACACCACCTGCAACTGCGCCAACGCCTTTGGCCAGTGTGCCAACACCTTTGCCAATAGCACTTCCAATTTTATTCAGCAATGGACCTTCGTCTAGCTGTTGACTTTCTACTAATATTTCATGAATTTTCATTTTATGCAGTTCCTAATTGTTTTTGCAGATAAGTCATAATGCGCTGACGGCTTTTCTTATCTAGAGTTTGTACATCCTTTTTAATTTGAGCGTACATTGATTGTGCTGCTGGTTCTTCAGCAGTGCCTGATGAAATCTTTAATGTTTTGTAAACAGAGTCAACAACACCTGCTTCGACTCCTTGTGCAGTTAAGAATTGTTTTAGCTCTTCACTGTCGGTCGGTGCCCCAGCTTTTTGCCAAGCTGAGTTTAATTTGTCTGCGGTTACTGTAGTTGTAAGATTCTTGCCTTTGGTTTTAGCCCAATCAACTGCCTTGCCTGCTGCGCCTTTAACAGAATCCCAAACGCCTTCGTCTATTTGTTGAGCACATACTCTATTAATAACCATATAGACCTGGCCTTCACTCAGTGCTCGAGTACTGTTGTAATAACTTTCTTTAGGTTTTTTGGTCCCCGTTGATGCTGCTACAGCACCTTGACTCATTGCTTGTCCTGCCTTGGCTATACCGTTGATCCAATTCATTAGACCATCGTTAGCTAATTGATCAGACCTTACTCCTGCTAGAATATCTTTCATAGCTGATTTGTAATCAGCTGATTGAATTTCTCTAGCTATTGTTCTTAGCGTATCGAATCCGCCTGCTTGTCCATCTCTAATCGCCTGCATGGCTTGATTAATAGCTTCTTGATCTGAAGGAAACACAGTAACATTGAATCCTTGCACCATTTCGCTGGAACTTATTCCGGGAGCCGATAAAGTTCTAGTGGCTCCATAGCTAACCTTAGCTAATCCGGAATCACCAGCACCAGGGATAGGCAATGAGTCTGCTCTCATTCCGCTTACAAATTTTCCAAGTACTTCAAATGCCTTACCGGATAGGTAACCTAATGCAGCAGTCTTAATACCTTTTCCAACAGCGGTACTTAGTTTTTCACCTTTGATTAATTCTGCTGCGCCTCTTAAGAATTGACCGGCTATAGCACCTCCTACAGGACCTCCTGCCAACGAAGCAAGTGTAGTTAATATGCCAATAATAGCTGCCGACTTACCTGGATTTTCTTTCATCCATGTACCCATACTAGTAAGCTGTTTATCTAGTTCAGGAAACTTTGCACCTACTTTGACCTTAAGCTGTTCAAATTTTTGATCAGCCATCTTAACTGGAGTTGTATCTTGTAGATATTTTCCAACTTTACCAATTAAATCATTTACCTTGCCCGGAATATCAACTGCCTTACCCAAGGCGGTTCTATTACCTCCTACAGCCGTGGCATTTTTTTCTATTTCTCCAAATAACGACTGTATTTGATCAGCCGTTAAACTTGCTTCAATTAAAGGTGTAGACTCGTGATAAATGCCTTCAACAATTATCAGTTGCTCTTTATTAAGTCCAGAACATGACTCTCGCAGAATCTTTCGAGAACTAATCATATGTTCTTCAAAGATTACTTGATGTTCTAATAAAGTTATTTTGTTATGCATTTAAGATCCAAGACTTATTTGTTATTTATTACAGCTATGAGCTAAAGCTCATATTCGTTTTCGCTAGACGCTCAACGAATTTCTTTTCTCTTAACATTGATTACATTAAGTGCGAAGCACTTTAAATATTATCTAGATTGTTCAGTCACACTTAGCCCTTGCGGGCTAAAAATGAACATTATCTGAGTTGCACAATGGTCACTTAGCGTTACAGCATTACTAAGGCGGTCGTCCGGTACCTTTAGCTGCGTCTTAATACGACGGCGGGTCTGCAAATATACGCTAACATACTTACAGCCGTGGGTTCTTCACCCTCTTTTAGCCTTGATTAATACTTTCTTGTACAGTAAACCGGTTCTATAGGCATATCCGATCATGGTCCTGTTAAGGATACTACTGTTACAACCCCTCTACCAAGTAGGGTCTTCCATTGACTGCGATCCGAGATCCAGCTTTAAGGGCACACTAACAACGCCGGTGCGGGCTTATTTGGCAGTTTGTTGCCTGAATTTATTGAGCCTAGGTGTGCCTTGCGGCAGTGTCTGTCTATTACTTTTTGGGTTTTTTGAGGATGTGTGAGCCGTGAACTCGAACCTGTATGTGACCGTTGTACCAGTCAGTTGATTCTAGAACTTTGTGTTTGAATTGTTCTCTTGCCTCGATGTAGCTGCATTCTGATTTAGTTGTGCAGTAAAATAGAATTTCTCTGGTGAAGTTTTCTTTGCCTAGTGCCTGTATGTCTGCTGTTAGCGCATCGCTAGAACCATAATAGTCCTTCCAGTCGCTTTCGATCTTGCCTCTAATCTTCTTTCGCTTCTTCTTGCCGTTTTTAAGTGTGATTGTTTTGTATGTTGTTTTAGCGAATTTTGCTAGTTTTTTGCCTATGTACTTGCGTCCAGAGATAACATTTGTAATAAGATATACGAATCCGATATACTCTTCTGAGATTTCTTCAACGATTTTTTTCTTATACAACCATGTCATCCCTTATGTATCTTGGGGGGCCTTCCTACCATGCCTTTTCTGGCTTGTTTTCGTTCGTCTCGTTTTGTTTGTATTTCTACTCGCCTAATTGATGCCTCGTTGCGTATTTCACTTAGCCAATACCGTGCCTTTACTCCTGCCTCGTCGCTGCCTCTGTACTCAAAACGATCCTGCCATTTGAAATATTCCTGAAAGGCACGGATCATCTTATCGTGAGATTCAGTTGTCAAGCAACAATCTCCACATCATTCGAATAGCTGGTGAATCCGTTTTCTTTTATAACTCTCAACACATGATTCACCCTGCTGGTTAAGTCATCTCGGTGACTGATCAAGAATACATTCTTGTTTCTTTCACGAGTCATCTTCTTTAACACAGCAATACTTGACTCAACACCTGATGCATCCATGCCACTATCTACTAATTCATCAATAAACAGCAAGTTGATAGCCTGATATAGATTCTCCCATACATCACGGAACGCCCAACTTAGACTTAGGATCAGGCGATTGCGTTCGCCACGACTTAGATTATCAAAGTCCAGGTCTTGACCCAGTTGTGTAATGATCACACTTAGATCATTTTGAAATTCAACAGTGTGCGGCAAGCCTATGCGATCTAGATAATAGGTCAGTCGCTGATTCAAATAGGCCAAGTTCTGATCAATAATTCGCTTGCGGATAAAACTATCTTTGTTTGTCAACAGTTTATGCAAAAACTCTTGATGATCCTTGACACGAACCATCTCGTTGAGACTGTTATAATCAATTACCTGCACCGCAGTATGTCTTAGTTCTTCTATTTGTTCGGTATATGGATTGGTTTCAGCTGCTTTGATTTCTAAATCACGCTCAAACCCACTGAGAGTGTTTTTATGATTCAATGCCTGCTCAAGATTGTCATAGACCACAACAGGACATTCGCCTAGTTCACCTAATTCCTTAAGAGCGTCAGTATGTTCCATCCATTGTGTATTCGTGGACAAGGCCTGAAGTGCAGTTTCTTGCAGATCTTTACGCTTCTTTTCTAGCAGTGCTACCTGTTTGTCATCGTGAAACCCTTGTCCGCAACTATGACAGGTATGATTTTCTAAACTGGCAATATCCGCTTTGAGTTTTTCTATATCTTTGTTTTCTCTAGCTTCATCTAATTCACAGCGTTTGATCCAACTAGAAATTTCGTTAATACTTTTACGCTTGGCGTTATATGCATCTAGTGATCTATGTGCTAGAATTTCTTGATCAATATCAATATCCAGCAATTTCTCAATGGCTCTTGCTAGATTAGTAACACTGACTTCGTTCTGTTCAGTCCACATCTTGGCTTTACGCTCAAGCGAGTCAATGCTCTGCTGAATTCTATCGTTGCTAGAACGAATAGTTTCAATTTTAGTGTTCTCAGTAACAATAGAGTCTTTGCTATTTTTAATTTGTTCTTTTAATGCTTCGGCTTTTTCGCTTAACTGTGTAATACCCAACAACTGTTCAATGATTGCTCGTTGATCAGCAGCCTTCATACTCAAAAACGGTTCAGTGTAAGTGTTCAGAGCCACAAGATGTTTAAACATGTCGTGAGTCATGCCAAATACATCTTCGATTTCTTTTTGTGTTTCTCTACTGTCGCCTTGACTTTCGTCTTGATTCTTGTCTTCGTGTGCGTGACCGTTTACAGTAAACTTCAAGACATTAGGTTTACGACCTCGCTCGATGTGATAGTTGACACCGTCCTTTTCAAAGGTTACAGTAGTCAGCATGCCTTTGCCGTTGATCTTGTTAACAAGATTGTCTTTCTTGATGTTAGTTAGAGCATTGCCGTAGATAGCATAGCTGAGACCGTTGATGATGGTAGTTTTACCGGTACCGTTACGAGCTCCGCTGTCATCCCCACCTAGATCTAAGTTCTCACCTAAGACAAGAGTTAGTTGTCCTTTGTCAAAGTCAATGGCCTGCGTCTGTGCGCCCACACTCATGAAATTGCGTACAGTTAGATTTTTAATTTTAATCATAGTTCTCTATAGATCTCCAATAACAGGCCTTTGTCGAAAGTATCGCTGTCAATGGCATTGATTTGATTCATAACAATAGTATCAACTGATTCAAAGTTGATATCAATAGGAGCATTACCGGATTCAACATCTACTTTTTCTGGAATCAGCATAAGCTCACGCAACTTATACTGAGGCATAAATGTTTCTTTGATAAAGTTTGCTTCTTCAAAACTAATAGGCAAGTCGATAGTCACACGGCAATGCATACGCTCTCGTAGCAATTCGTCCGGGCGATCGATAATCTGACTCAGTTTGTAAGTTCTAAAAGTAGGTTGTCCTGGCCAAGTGTGATACTCTGGCTTACCACCCCACGCTAATATCATCATACCGCGATCATCATCGCCTGCATCTGCATAGTTGTGCGGAAAACAATTACCAATATAGGTAATACTGCCTTTGCTCTGCCGCTTGTGAAAGTGCCCACTGAACACATATTCTTGATTGACAAAATGATCGCTCTGTAATTGTCCGTGATCCGGCATCTGTACCATAGCGTTCATCATAAACAAGGGTAATTCTAAATGACCAAAGATATAACGACTTTGTATTTTAGATACACTGCGCCACTCATCACCTACTAGCCAAGGCATGATAGTTACATCACCCGCAGTCATAGTTTCATTTACTAATTCAATGTTAGGGAACAATCTTGCAAATTCGAGACTGTGAATTTCACGCTTGTCTTTATAGAACTCATCGTGATTGCCTAGAATAACATAGACTTTCTCAAAGGATTTACTCAGTCGTTCTAGGTTTGACACTGTGTAGTTCATAGTACTAACATCTGTAGTATTACGATTATGGTGCCAGTCGCCTAGGAAGATGCATGTTTCTGCACCTTGTGCTATGGCAGTATCACAAAACCAATCAACGAAATCTTCGCAGTCTTGATTATGTGTACGGCTTCCTGATTTTAGACCGAAATGTATATCGGTGAAACAAGCTACTTTTTTAAATAATGACATAGAATCTCCTTAGTTAGTTTAACAACATTTAACACCAAGGTCAATCCCAATCACCACCACCTTCACCAGAACTTGCGCCAGTTCCACCATAGGTTCCCGAACCTCCACTGTTCTGTCTAGTCCAACTGGGATTCATTCCGTTCATTTCTAAAATATCGTCTCGAATGTTTTGATTGCGTTTCTCAATGTTGATAATTCTAACGAATGAATTAGTGACAGCAGCAGTATAGTAAGCAAAAGGATTATCAGATTTACTTTCATCGAATTGGAGTCCTATTTGAGTTAGTTGGAGAATGGCTTGCCCACGCATTTCGTCGTTGTAGGTGTAGCCACGAACATTGCCACGAGTGGCGTATCTTTCACAAAGTTTTAAAAACATGCGGGCTAGGTTGTTAGTCATCTTGCCGTGCTCTTTGTTAAACTCGCCTGTGTCTAACGGCCCCTTCCAATGACTTTTTCCTACCAGTATTAGATTTTCATTGTCGTCAAACTTCCAATGTTGGAAGGGAGGAAAGTTTACTTTGTCGTGACTGTCAGCTGTATTCTTGAGAGTCTTCTTACGACCCGGTGCTAACGGTATGTGTTCAAAGGTCATGATGCGGAACACAACATCTACTTTTTTAATTGTTTTATAATCTACTTCAAACTCTTTTGCAGGTAGCTTTTTACCGCCTGTTAGTACTGCTAGTTCGTGAGCTCGTTTGCTTAGTCTAGAGGCTTGATTTCTTTTTGCTTCAGCAATTGTTCTAACATTTATTTTGCTGATATTTGGCAAAATTAAATCATACTCGCTGTAGTCGGGACTTGTAAAACTACAGTAAGTATTCTTGCTTAGATGTATTTCTCGTAGTAGATCTTTGTTGGTTAAGTACTTGATTTTAGGTGGTTGCGCACTGATTGTCATAGTTATAGGGTTCTCCATTACTTATATAATAACACATTTTGTCAAGAATAAATAGACTAAAAGGAATATTTCTTATGGGTCTTTCACTCAATCCGTTCTCCTCAATTCTTAGTTCAGCTAAGAGTGCAGTCAGTGCAGTTACTAATCAATTCGGCGGTGGCTTCGGTAGTGGCGGCATGAATGCCGGTATGCGTGGTCTCGAAGACACAGTAAACAAACTAGGCGGCGGCATCGGATCGGCATTAAACGGTCTAAGTGCAGGCGGCTTCGGTGACATAGGTACTGCATTAAAAGGTATAGGTAGCATTACAAACATTGCCGGTGATATCGGAAGAAGTATCAATGGTGCAGGAATCGGCGGCGCAATAGGCGCTGTAGGAGGATTTGCCAGTGCTATTTCCTCAGGAGCAGGCCAGCTCAATAATGTACTTAGCTTGTTTAGGGGTAAAAATTTACCAGCAAGCGGAGAGTTGTTTGAACAACGAGGATCGTTTGTAGAACTACAATCAGGCAATGCCGAAGACTGGCGTGTTAGAATCAACTGCAACTTTGGACTATTCGGAGATAACGCTTTTAGCTTATTACAAGAAACCAACGGAGTAGTTTGGCCCTACAACCCATCGATAACTATAGCTACTAAAGCCAACTACTCTGCTATTGATCCAGTACACAGCAACTATCCGTTTCAAGCATACAAAAGCAGCTCAGTTGACGACATACAAATATCTGGTGAATTTAGTTGCGAAACAGAACAAGATGCAGCCTACTGGATACAAGCCACAACATTTTTTAAAGCATCTACTAAAATGTTTTTTGGTAAGAGCACAAACGCTGGTAATCCACCGGTGATCTGTAATCTAAGCGGCTACGGTCCCGGAGTGTTAAATTCTATTCCAGTTGTGGTAAAAAGTTTTTCAGTTGACTTACCCGAAGATGTAAACTATATCAAATGTTCGTCTAACAATTTTGGCCAAGCTACATGGGTTCCTATCCTAAGTAAAATTTCTGTTACTGTAACACCGATATACAACAGAAGTAAACTTCGTCAGTTTAGTCTACAAGAATATGCATCAGGCTCAATGAGCACCAAGGGATATATTTAATATATGGCTACACAATCTAATACGGTCAAATACAAAAAGACTAGCCCATGGGCCACTACTAAACAGAACAGGTTGTACCTTGACATACTGTCAATTCGCCCAGTGCCTGCAGAAAGTGATGACTTCAAATATGTTATTGAAAATCAATATCGTCACCGGCCTGACCTACTGGCCTTTGACCTGTATGGTGACCCTAAATTATGGTGGGTATTTGTTCAAAGAAATATGGACGTTATCAAAGATTGCATCTATGACTTTGAACCAGGAACGGTTATTTTTATTCCTAAGAAATCAAATCTACAGAATTATTTAGGAATATAATATGTGGGATGAAATAGGATTTAATGGCAGCACCTACGAAGATGACCCGGGTGTAACAAATGTTCCATCTGGAGTTGCATCGGTTGTAACAGGCGCTACAGAAGCCTTGGCAAGTTGTAATGTTGGCGATTTTGCTAATTTAGGTGACATTGATTTTTATAGTCTTGCTGGGTTTCAACAACAGTCAACGGCTAACGGCCCCCCGTATGAAAATATTCTCGAACAATTTGCATCATACACTCCATTATGGACATTGGCTTGCCTTTCACCTGATCAGTTCAACGATCCAAGTCAATATAGAGGAAAGCCCGGCGCTTTACAAAATGTAGTATTTTCTTCAGCAGGTCGATTTGCTAGTCAGCGCACACAGACCATTGTTGGAGCACCTGAATATTTTGTCAATAATTTTAACATGAGAATGACACTGGCAGCAACAAAGGCCAGTGGCTCGACTAATGTTATTAATTTTGCCTTTGAAGTCTATGAACCATATTCAATGGGCTATTTTATTCACAGTTTACAAACCGCAGCTATCAACGCAGGCTATCCTAATTACAACGGAACACCATACTTATTAAAATTAGAATTTGTTGGACACAAAGACAACGGACAAATGTTTGGCAGCAGTGAAGCACTAAACAAATATTTTGTTATACAATTTACAAAAGTTAACTTTACAACCAATGAAGGCGGCAGCACCTACAAGTGTGAAGCAGTGCCACTCAATCACACCGGATTTACCAATGTTGCTCAACAGATCGTAAACAACATTAAACTTCGTGGCGAAAATATTAAAGAAATGTTGGTAGCAGGCAATACTAGTCTATGCAGTATTCTTAACAAAGCACAGATGGATCTAGTTCCCAAGACTCAAGATTTAAATGACAAATATATTGTTGTATTTCCAGAAAAATGGAATGACCCTATTGGCCTTCCCGGTGCCGGTGCCGAACAATTTGAAACAGAGCAACAGGCAACCGCTGACCCCCAAGCGCCTGAATCATCGCCTATCAAGGGCAGAACCGGACAAGATTCTTTAAGTTACGGAAATGGTATTATTGGAACTAGTAGTTTAGGATTTGGAGCCACCTCTGGCGGTAACATGAATTTTGGATTTGAAAACGATGTTACAGATGAAGCTACGGGGTTGATTAAACGAAATTCTCTAACCATTGATCCTAAACAACGAGAGTTTTCTTTTGAAGCCGGTGCAACCATACAGAATGTCATCCAAGAAGTTATACTAAGTTCTGATTATGCAAAAAATGCCCTTGACCCATCGAAGCTAGACAGTGAAGGAAGAATAAGTTGGTTTAGAGTTGATGTACAAATCAAAATTGGAGATTTTGATCTTAAAAGAAATACACGCCAGCGAACTTATATTTTTAGAGTACTACCTTTTATGGTACACTCTAGTGTGTTTAGGAACCCCACAGCTAATCCTCCAGGATATCCAGGCCTTAATAAAATTATAGGGAAAGAATACAAGTATATCTACACAGGACAAAACAACGATATTTTAAAATTTGACATACAAATCAATCAATTATTTCATACTGGTAAGCAACCTGCACCGCCAGAAAACAGTGCAGGTGTAATAGCAACTTCAACTTCAACGGTAGGAGAAGATCCAGATCAGATCTATATAGTTCCCGACACTGACACAGCAGATGCTGCCACTACTGTAGATGCTGCGCCAGCACTTGGTGATATGTCAGTGACTAAACAAACCACTAAGGGCGGATATGGTGCGCAAACAGTTGCTCGAAGAGTTGCAGAAACGCTGAAAAATGCTATTCTAAATCAAGGCACCGGTGACATGACTAAGATTAATTTAGAAATTTTAGGAGACCCTTATTGGATTAGCGATAGTGGTATGGGCAATTATCTAGGCGACGAGCATGACGGACAACCATATATTATGAGAGATGCTGGCGGTAGTGTAAACTATCAAGGAGCAGATACTCATATAAGAGTAATTTTTAGAACTCCAGTGGAACCCAATCTTGGAACTTCAGGAGTAGGTGGCTTGTACAATTTTCCACCTAATGAACCAATCAATCCTTACAGTGGAATTTATAAAGTTCTCTATTGTGACAATAAATTTAGTGATGGAAAATTTACACAAACAATCGAAGCTACTCGTATGCCAAATCAGCCACAAGACTACGATCCTTACAAAGGACCGAGCAAAAAGATATTTGCAGCTGATATCAGCAAACAAGATACTCCAGACACCGGCGTTAATACTGATGATGCAAGTTATAATGAAAGCAATCCGCTGTATGGAATTGATATTGCCGGATGGGAAGGTAGTGGATATACCGATGAAGAGATTGCACAAAACAACGCCGACTTAGGTGATTTCCCAGGATAATAAATGGCACAAGTAAAAAGAGAATCAGCAAATAAAACCAGCGACATTTCCGGAGGTCCGTATCTTGCTAAAATTATCAGTCACCTAGATCCTACATTTATGGGCGGGCTAGAAGTTACGCTTTTAAGACCAGATGGTAATAGTATTGGTGATGGTGGGCAAACTTACGGAGTAAGGTATGCTAGTCCCTTCGCCGGACAAACAGCATTTGAATTTCAAGGATCCAATGTAGATGATTTTAACGACACACAAAAAAGTTACGGTTTTTGGTTTGTACCGCCCGATGTAGGAAATACAGTATTGGTATTTTTTATCGAAGGTGATCCTAGTCAAGGCTATTGGTTAGGCTGTGTTCCAGACAAATTTTCAAATCACATGGTTCCGGGTATTGCAGCCAGCAGGTCAGTGGCTTTTGCTGATGGCGAACAAGAAAAATACGATACTGGATTTGTGCCAGTTGCTGAAGCAAATCGCCGTGCTAACTCTCTTGAAGAAAATACAGAAATTGATAAAATCAAGCGAGCAGTGCATCCCATTGCTGATCATTTTTTAGAAGAAGGATTATTAGAAGATGATGTTAGAGGTGTAACATATTCTACCAGCCGTAGGAATGTTCCTAGTAGTGTTTATGGTATTTCAACTCCAGGCCCATTAGATCGAAGGGACGGAGCAAAGAAAACATTTATTGGTAAATCAGATAGTCAAAGTCCGGTGCCTGTTCCTGTGAGTAGACTAGGTGGTAGTCAATTTGTCATGGACGACGGCGACGATCGTTATCAGCGTAGAACACCTGCCGGAGATGGCGGCTATGATTATGCTGACACACTCGACGGCGACGCTGGAGAACCAACAATACCATCAGATGAATATATTAGACTGCGTACGAGAACAGGCCATCAATTATTATTACACACCAGTGAAGATTTAATCTACATAGGTAATAGTAGAGGAACCAGTTGGATCGAAATGACCAGTGATGGTAAAATTGATATCTTTGCCGAAGACAGTATTAGTATTCACACTAAACAAGATTTTAATTTTTATGCCGATCGCGATTTTAATTTTGAAGCCGGTAGAAATATCAACATGAAAGCTTCTGCGGTACACGAAACCGGCGGCGGAAACTTTCGTGTAGACACAGAAGCTAACACTAGATTCTTTGTCAAAGGCGATACAAAAATTACCACAGAAGGTGAAGTACATATTGCTACGTTGAAAGATAATCATATAACTTCTGTAATGAATAATAATTTTAAAAGTATTCTAAGCACCTATATTCAGTCAAGTCTAGATACTCATATAAAAGCAGGAACTAACATTAATATTCAATCCGGTACAAGCATGGATATCAAATCTGGAGATGCTATGCAGGTGACTGCCGGAGGTGACGGCAGTTGGGGTGCAGCCAATTTAACATTTACTGGCGGAGCCATTAATCTTAACGGTCCTGCAGCCCCTGATGCAGCTGATGCTACAAAATCAACAGCAGCCACGCCAACATTAGCATTAGGTATTAATGGAAATATTGTAATTAATCCAGCAGCAGCCGAATGGGTAGGTGCAAGATATAATACAGAAACTCCTTTAGAAAGTATTATGTTTAGAATACCCATGCACGAGCCCTGGCCCAGTCACGAGAACCTAGATCCTCTATCAGTTAAACCTGATCTAACTGATAGAGAACAAGCAGGCGGTGGTGAAGACGGACTAGCAGCCGGTGGCGACGAAGGTGGCGATCCACCACCAGAGGAAGCATAAAATATGGCAAAACTATATAATCAACAATCAGTAGCAACTAACAAAGCTACTACAATACAAACTAGTTCTAGTTTTAGATACAAGGGATTCAGCTCTAACGAAACAAAAAACAATTTTAAACTCTACGACATTGAACTAGTCAAGCGAGACCTAATGAATCACTTTTATATTCGCAAAGGTGAGAAATTGGAAAACCCTAATTTTGGAACCATTATTTGGGACATGTTATTTGAAAATTTTACCTCAGAAGTTCGCAGACTAATCACTGAAGATGTTGAGCAAATCATCAATTACGATCCAAGAGTTAAAGTAAATGCATTGACAATTGACAGCACAGATCAAGGTATTAGAATACAAGCAGATGTTGTTTATCTGCCGTTTAATGTCAACGAGCGCATGACTTTTGACTTTGACAAAACAAACAATATAGTAAACTGACCAGTTTATTTTTTAGGGTAAATATGTGATAGGGCAAGAAAAACAATGACTACGACTACTAGACAAACGAATTTAATATTGAATCAGGATTGGACAAGAATCTATCAGACCTTTAAAAGTGCTGATTTCAAAAGCTACGACTTTGAAAATTTGCGTAGAGTTATTATCACATATCTGCGTGAAAACTACCCAGAAGATTTCAACGATTACATTGAATCTAGTGAATATCTAGCTTTAATTGATGCTGTAGCATTTCTAGGACAAAGTCTAGCATTTCGTATTGACCTTGCCAGCAGAGAAAACTTTATTGAATTAGCATCTCGTAGAGAAAGCGTCCTTCGTATAGCCCGTATGTTGAGCTATAATGCGAAGAGGAATATTGCCAGCAAGGGTCTGTTAAAATTCGACACCGTTAGCACCACTGAGAATATCCTTGATGCCAACGGAAAAAATCTTGCCCGACAAATTATTCAGTGGAACGACTCAACTAACCCTAACTGGAAAGAACAGTTCAACGCCATATTAAATGCTGCTATGGCAGATAATACTGAAATCGGCCGTAGTCAAGGCGCTGCTACAATTCAGGGCATTCCTACAGAACAATATAGATTTAGAACCGCCAGCAGAGATGTTCCAATTTTTACCTACAACAAAAATGTTGCCGGGCGATCTATGCCTTTTGAAATGGTAAGTACCGCATTTAAAGGCAGTGAAGAGATTTATGAAGAACCCCCAGTTCCTGGTAACCAGCTTGGGTTCATTTACAAGTCAGACGGTAAAGGTGCTGCTAGTACCAACACCGGATTTTTCTTGATGTTTAAACAGGGTAGTCTTGAGCTTGCAGACTTTTCAATAGCTGTACCTACCACCAACGAGAAAGTAGCAGTAGATGCTGATAATATCAATAACAGTGATGTATGGTTGTTTCAATTAGCGGCCAACGGCGCCCAGATCGATCCTTGGACACAGGTATCTAATCTAACTGGTAATAACATTGCCTATAACAGTATTGAAAAAAATATCAGAAATATATATTCTATATCTACAAAAAATTCAGATAGAATAGATCTTATTTTTGCAGACGGCGTCTACGGAAATCTACCACAAGGATCGTTTAGAGTTTACTATCGTGTTAGCAATGGTCTTTCATACAGTGTTCTTCCTAATGAAATGCGCGGTATTAACATTGAAGTATCTTATGTAAACAAGTCCGGACAAAGTCATGTTCTTAAGATTAGCATGAGTTTAAAATACACAGTTAGCAACAGTGTACCTGCTGAAACTGTAGAAAGCATTAGAACAAAAGCACCTGCCCAATATTACACTCAGAACAGAATGATTACGGCAGAAGATTACAATCTTGCGCCACTGGCTAGTAGCCAAGACATCTTAAAAGTCAAAGCCATTAACAGAACATCTAGTGGGGTTAGTCGCAATTTTGACATCATTGATGCTAGCGGAAAATATTCTAGCGTAAATGTATTTGCTGATGACGGTTTAATTTATAAATCAGAAAGTGAAAAAAGTCTAGCATTTAAAAATGTTAGTAGAATTGACACAATTAATTTTGTAAGACAAAGTATCGAACCTCTGTTTACTAATACAGGAGTTTACAATTTTTATTTTACAAAATATGATAAAATTTTATTCACTGACACAAATACTAGATGGACACAAATTACTTCAGATGTTAATGAAAGTACAGGATATTTTACTAACTCCGTAGACCTTACATTGCAAAAAGTAAGTTCTTATACAACTAACACATTAAAATATGTCACTGCTGGTGCAATGATTAAATTTGTGCCACCTGCAGGAAAGAGCTTTAAGCGAGGCGAATTAGTCACAACTAACGCTAACGATTTAGATCAAACTGATAGACTGTGGACCAAAGTTATTCGAGTAATAGGTGATGGAACCAATGCAGGCCGTGGCACATTAAGCACGGGAAAAGGTCCAGTAATATTCAATGATACTGTGCCTACCGGAGCAATTGCCAGTAGGATTATTCCAAAGTTTGTAAACAATTTGCCTGACGCCTTAGAAACACAGATTGTAAACCTGTGTGCTGAAAATAAAAACTTTGGCCTTAGATTTGATGTTGCCACGGCATCGTGGAAGATTATTACAGCTCCTAACATTGACCTAATTAATGCATTTGCACTAGGTAAAGCAGGTGATACTTCAAATAACAATCTCGATACTAGTTGGATCATTGCTTTTATTAAAGAAGCAGATGAGTATCAAATTCGTGTTAGAACTCTAAATTACATATTTGGTAGTCTTGAACAAAACAGATTTTACTTTGATGTTAATCAAAAAATCTACGATGGAAAGACAGGTAAAACTATCAAGGATCAGGTTCGAGTTTTAGGTATCAACACTACACCGATGCCGAGTACTCCTTTGCCGTTAAAACAAGATCTTGTATTTGAAGTTGATGATTCTATCAAATTTGAAGATGGTTATCAAAGCTCAGAAGAAATTCAAGTGGCATTTAGCGACAGTGACGACGATGGCGTTATTGACAATGCAGATGCATTTGAACAGATTGTCGGAGCCGACCAAGATCTAAATTACCTATTTTTTACAGAAGTAGTAGACAGCTTTGGTAATATCATCTATGCCTATTTTGATAACAGCACTGATTTGATTTTAGTAGAACCAAAAGAAGACCAAATTAACGTTAATGAATATAATGACGGCCAGTTAATTTATTTTTACGACAGTGCGGAAGATCGAGTTAAGCGTGTAGATACTGCATCGAATAGTTTAATTTTAGAATCGGGCTATAGGGCAAATGTTGGTCGTTCTGGATTGAAATTTCAGTACACGCACAATGCCAATGTTGATCGTAGAATTGATCCTAGTGTTAGCAACATTGTTGATGTTTATCTATTAACAAGAAGTTACGATACAGAATTTAGAAAATATCTAGGCGGCGGTTTAACAATTAAACCAGATGCACCTAACAGTGATAGCTTGCGAATTAGTTTTGGATCTAGTCTTGGAGAGATTAAATCGATCAGCGACGAAATAATATACCATCCAGTAAATTACAAGGTCTTATTCGGATCAACAGCAGACTATGCATTACAGGCACAGTTTAAGATTGTTAAAAATCCAAATAAAACAATTAATGATAATGATCTTAAAGTTAGAATTATTTCAGCCATCAATGATTTCTTTGATGTAGCTAATTGGGACTTCGGAGATAGGTTTTATCTTGGCGAATTAATCACTTACATTACAAATGCAGTAACACCGGATCTAAGTAATCTGGTGATTGTACCAAGACAGCCAACACAGAGTTTTGGAAGTTTATTTGAAATACAAAGCGCCAACGATGAAATTTTTGTCAGTGGTGCCACAGTAGATGACATTGTTATTGTAACAGCAATCACTGCTAGTGAAATTCGTGTAGATGCTTCGGCAGTTATATCATCAACAAATTTAGGGTAATTGTAGAATATGGCAAATGAAATTTTCCCAGCAAGCGGACTACCAATTCGCAGGACAGTAGATTTACTTCCTCAGGTTTTTAAAACTGAAACAAACAGTAAATTTATGGCCGGTGTTATTGACCCCTTGGTCCAGCCAGGTGTGCTACAAAAAACTGTAGGATACGTTGGTCGTAGATATGGCAAGACCTACAACGGATCTGACATTTATCTTGACAGCGACAATACACTACGCAGTAGATATCAATTAGAACCGGGAGTAGTACTTTCAGACGATAGAGGTAATATTGAAAATTTCTACGACTATATCGACTTTAAAAATCAACTTAGATTTTTTAATAACTTCAACGAGCGTGATGATTTAATTACCAGCCAAGATCATTACAGCTGGAATCCTCCTATTGAGTGGGATAAATTTGTAAACTTCCGCGAATACTATTGGGTTCCTAGCGGCCCACCGAGCGTTAAAGTTCTTGGTCAAGGGGATGCAATT